TCATGTTTTTCATTATAGTATGCTTCATAGTATTTGACAAGCCCTGCTGTGGTATATTGTTTTTTACACCACTCTTCTATACATTCTTCAACTGAAGAACCTGTGTAACCATAATTAGAAAGTATCTTACGACAGTTTTCTTTTTTAGGTCTATCTTTACCAGTTCTACTGATAGTCACTATCTTCTCCAATATATTCTAGTGAAAAAATTTCATGGGATTCAGTATCTGGTTCTATCCATTCTTCAAACTCACGAAAAATTGAATAAGCATCTTGAATACTTTCAGCATCTTTTGACATTGAATTTATTCTATCAAGTGACCAATCATGTGCCAATCTAACTGTTGAGTCCAAAGTTGCCATAATCTTTTTTCATATACCTGCCAAGAATATTGCTATTATAATATGCAGGTTCTCCATTGTCAAGAGATTCAGTTAGTACATTATTTAAAAATAATTGTCTAGTCTCTTCATAATTTACTTTACCAAGAGTTTTATGAAGACTAATTATTTCTCGTTTAAAGTTGAGTTTTCCAAAATCCTTAACGTCTGCTTTAAGCTCTGGAGAACTTCCGTAGTACTTTTTCCAGTCACTCTCAGACGTAACCCGTCTTTTGCCACCTCTAGGCTTTCTACGTTGGGTAAAGTATTTACGTCCGATGTACTTCTTGCCCGATTGCAAATTTGTAATGCAGTAGACGTAACCGAAGAAATCGTTAATGTCGTCAGAAGTAAAAGTTGAACCTTGATAGGTCCAGGGGTTTTCATAATGTCCCTCACCAGTCGATTCCATTTCATAGTTTTTATATCATTCGTCTTATTTATCCACCTGCATAGTCGTCCCAGTTTTCACAGGGTTCTTCTTTATATGCTTGTATACAATCTTCTAAACTATAATTTAAATCCTGAGAAGGAGTCCTTGGTAACGTCCTGTTTGATTCCTCCGACAATATAGGATTCAACTTCTGTTTCTTGTGGTGCAACTTGGAGTCCTTTTGAAGAAATCCAATGCTCTGTCCAAGGAAGTGGGTTATTTTTTGCAGGTATGTCATAGAGTGGTTTAAGTCCTATTGATTTCATACGACGATTGGCAATCCATTCAACATATTGCATAAGAAGTTTATCATTCAATCCAATCATTGTTCCTTCTTTAAATAAATATTCTGCCCAACGTTTTTCTTCATTGACAGTATTTTCAAATGCTTTAATTAACCAAGGTTCTTCTTCCTTGGCAATCTCAACCATATCTGGATCATCGCCCTTATTCCAATAGTTTAATATGTTTTGGGTGATAGCAAGATGTTGATTTTCATCTCTGGCAATGAGGGATATGATTTTAGCACTTCCCTCCATAAGTTTGAGTTCACCGAAAGCAAAAGAACAAGCAAAACTGACATAGAAACGAATCCCTTCAAGAATATTAACATTAGCAACTGCCCTGTATAAGTGTCTTTTTAAATCTTTACGAGTCCATTCTACTGATGGAGAACCCTTAGAAGCAGGTTGCCACTGACTACTACTAGCCCACTCTTGTGCATAGTTAATAAATGCATTATAAGCACCAGTAACACTTTCTGCACGTTCCATGATACGATTATCACTAAGAATTGTATCAAATACCTCAGAAGGATCTGAATAAACATTCTTTATAATGTATGTGTAAGAACGACTATGGATCATCTCCATCATCTGCCACACATTCATACATGCTTCCAATTCAGGAAGAGAACAGTATGGTGAAAATGCCATACCAGGTGCTCTACCCTGAACAGAATCAAGCATTACTTGATACTTAAGATTAGATGTAAAAATATGTTTTTGTTCTGGACGTAGTGATTGATAATCACCTCTATCTTTCTGAAGAGATACCTCTTCTGGTCTCCAAAAATAACCTAACTGAGATTTTGTTAAGTTCTCAAATGCTGGATACTTATATGAATCATATCTTTGAACTCCCAATGGTTTACCAAAAAACATAGGTTGTTTCTTGGTATCAACCTCTTCAGAATTAAAGACAGTCATCGAATCAATCACTGACTTCTCCATTGAATCCTTTCTAAATTGCACAGCTTTCACAAGACTCCTCCTCAGAATTTACAAGTTCACTAACTAGGGATTGTAATTGAGTATGCCCCTGAATCCCTACATCATCACTATTAGGAAGTGCTATTTCAACTTCATCAGTTTTAGCATCATAAGTATTCTGATAATAAGAAGTCTTCCAACCGTACTTATATGTAGTTAAAAGATCTTGTGCCATTACAGAGACAGGAACTTCATTATTCTCATAATGCTGTGGGTTATAACTCCAGTTTCCACTAATCGCTTGATCAAAGAATTTCTGCATCACTGCTACTACATTAATATACCCTTCATTACTAGGCATATCCCATAGCAATGTATAATTATTCTTTAAAGACCCATAAGACGGAACAATCTGCTTAAGCGGTCCTTTCTTTGATTTCTTAACGGACAAGTAGTCTCTAGGAGGTTCGATTCCATTGGTAGCGTTTGACACAACGGAACTGCTCTCCGAAGGCATTTGTGCCGACAGTGTTGAGTTCCTAATTCCATATTCCCGTACCTCTGCCCGTAAAGACTCCCAATCAAGTAGTAAGTCATTTGGTACAATCTCATCTACGTCCTTCTTATATGTATCAATAGGAAGGATTCCTTGAGCATACTTAGTCCTATCTGAATATGTACAAGCACCCTTTTCTTTTGCAAGATTAACAGATGACTTAATCAAATAATATTGAAACGATTCAGTTAAACCATGTACCATCTTCCATGCTTCTGAATCATCGTATTTAACGCCTTGCTTGGCAAGATAATGTGCTAAACCAATGAAACCAACTCCGAGTGATCTACGTGCCTTTGTAGCGATTTCTGCTGCTCTGACGGGGTATCCTTGAAAATCAATAAGTTCATCGAGGCTCCGAACACTAAGATCACAAAGAACTTCAAGATCCGAAGCATCCCTAATTTTTCCAACATTAATAGCAGAAAGGATGCAGAGAGCAATTTCACCAGAGTTGTCATCGATATGTTGAATAGGTTTAGTGGGTAATGTAATCTCCTGACATAGATTGCTCATCTCAACCTTGTCTTGGAAAGACGAATGAGAATTACAATGATCTATGTTCATGATGTATATTCTACCAGTCTCTGCTCTTTCTTTCAAGAGATCTAATATTAACTCCTGTCCTCCAATAGTAGTTCTTGGGATGGATTCATCTGCTTCATATTGTTCATATAACTCATCGAAGTTGTCAGTTCCAAAAGCATCATACAACCCAGGAACATCGTGAGGACTGAATAAACTAACATCCTCGTTAGCAATAAATCGTTCATAAAATAACTTACTTATTTGGATACTGTAGTCGAGTTTTCTGACTCTGTTGTCTTCTGTTCCTTTGTTGTTTTTGAGAACAAGGATGTCTTGTATTTCTTGATGCCAGATCGGAAAGTGGACAGTAGCTGAGCCGCCTCTGATCCCGTTTTGAGTGCAGCATCTGACAGTACTTTCAAACTTTTTAAGGAAGGGGACGACACCTGTGTGTTGAACTTCTCCCCCTCGGATTTTAGCGTTGATGCCACGGATTCTCCCTGCGTTAATACCGATACCAGCACGTTGTGCGACGTATTTGCCAACAGCCATATCACTGCTAAAGATACTATCGAGGGTGTCATCAATATCAACCAGAACACAAGATGCATATTGACGAAGGGGTGTTCTGACACCTGCCATGATTGGCGTTGGGATGTTGATTCTGTGCTTGCTGATTGCGTCATAATACTTTTTAACGTAGTCTAATCTTGTGTCTTGTGGATATTTAGAAAATATAGTTGCAGATATCATAAGATACATGAACTGTGGTGTCTCATATAATGCACCACTGCTTCTATCCTGTACGAGATACTTGTCAACCACTTGCCTTAATCCAGCATATGTGAACAACATATCACGTTCATGATCTATAAAAGATTCTAACTTATCAAACTCTTCTTGTGAATAAAGTGTTAAAATCTCTTCATCATATATTCCCTTTTCAACACAACGTCTAACATGAGTTTCCAATGTTGGCATCTCATGCATACGTCCAAACAATTGCTTGCGTAATGCAAACAAAAGAAGTCTTGCAGCAACAAATTGATAATTAGGATGATCCAAGTCAATTAAATCACTCGCAGATCTAATAAGAATCTCCTGTATTTCATCTGTACTTATACCATCATAAAATTGTATTCCAGAATTAATTTCTACTTGACTAGCAGAAACTCCTGCCAACCCATCACATGCCTGTTCTACCATAACATGCATCTTCTCAAGATTGAGTGGTTCAATAGAACCATTTCTCTTGACGACCTTTGTGCCGTTGCTCATACCTTTTTCCAGTTGTTAAATTTAACTTTTGCTTCTAATCCCGAATATGTATTGGATTTCAATGTATCCATTATATCATATCCAACAAGGAACATATCATTAATGTCCTTTTGTTCTATGCCCCTAGGCCAGATAACTACTCGCTCACCTCTGTCGATGCATCTCTCGATTCTCCCAAGAATTTCTTGATTACGAGGTTCGTTATCGTATACGTAAACGATGCTGCTTCCTTCAAGATGTGCCATGTCACCGTCGCTCCCACAAAGAGCGATACTATTTTTGACGAATGTGCTGTCAAAAGGTCCTTCAACCACGTAGACAGTTTCTTTTGAGTCGATTGTTTCCAATCCATAAATTTTTGGAGCATTGTCATTCAACATCACAGTGATATATTTAACAAAGTTTGGACCTAGAGATCTACCTTGAAACCCGATTAGATTACGTTCTGTATCATACATGGGTATTATGATTCTAGACTCATCCCTACGGATAGTGTCAAACGTTTGCTTTTGAGTATTTACCCACTTTTTAAACTTCCTTGCGAAGTAAAATTTACTAGGATCTAATTTTCTCTTTTCAAGATATTCCCTAGCAACAGGAACTTCTGATGCCCTTGGTAAATCTATCTGTTTCTTAAAAACAGGTTTCTTGAAATCAAACTTAGGTTCTTCTACTACAAAATTCTTACCAGTAAATCCATCCTTAAACTTCTCAAGCGTATATTGCTTATGAAGAGTAGTGTCTATCTGTTTAAGAAAATTATTAAAGGACAAACTAGCACCACAGTTATGGCACTTAAAGTTTGTATTAGTCTTGACTTGATAGAAATACCCTCTAGCTTTATTCTTATGCTTTTGGGAGTCACCACAAATCGGACAACGGAAATTATACAAATCCGCTTTAACCCTTTTAAATTTTTGTAGCCTAGATGAAACTAATCCAATATATTTGGAATCAACCAAATCCATTATGAATGAGTACTACAATACTTGTATTATACTTGCTTGTACTGCTGGTGTCAATGATGTTCTTAAAATTTTTTGTCCTATAGGACTAACAATGAAACTTATTATACTTAATGCACCAAATATACTCCACATCTTCTTCTCCATCAAACGGAGTCTATCATCTACCTTGCGAATATCTCTCTCACATCCTGCCTTAATCTCCGCAGTCGAACGGTTGACCTCTCTATGAAGCGATTCAATTTTCTCAAATAATACTGCATCTATCCTATCCTGCTTATCTAATTTTTCATCATGGACAGCAAGCATCTGTCCCATTTTAATAGAGTTATCACTAAGTGTATCAATTACTTTCTCTAATCTTTGTAATAGAGCACTGTTATTTTCCATTAATATAATCTAACCACTTCTTCCTAGAGTGCATTCCCAAATAAATATTCTTCTTCTTTTTCTTACCTACAGGAGGATCATCACCTGCTTCAGCAGAACCAGCTATTCCACCACCACCCATAGACATAGTTGGTGCGTCTTCTTTAAGTCTTCTTACTATTGAAATAACTTTGTTAATATCCATTAGAGGTTTTGTAATTCTTCTAAACAATACTCATCATATTCCATTTGTGTAATATTGGTTGTTGGAAACTCTGGCAATCTATTTAAGAATATTAGAAAACTCTTAATAGCAGGCCACAAATCCTCTTCCAAATTATAAAATAACAAAGGTACAGCAGCTTCATTAAAGACATTAAATAAGATTATTAAGTGATTGAGAATAAGGTGAACCTTAAGCTCACCTGTATTCTTATATCGCTTTAATAATCTCTTGACATATCTAATCCTTTTTAAATCAGATTCGAAGTCATCTTTAGTGACAGACTGCGGATTGTCGTAGAATTTTATAGCGAAGAGCATATAGTTGCTCTCGTTCAATTCATCAAATCTCATAATATATCAATTCATATTAACTATCTGGAAGTAAAGTATCATCTCCAGAGTCAGCAGATATAGTGCTACCAGCAACTAAAACTTCATGCTTAACCCTAAGATTTCCTGCATTATCATTGTATGTAGTTATGCCAACCCAACCTGCATGAGGAGGAGCATACTTACGAGCATTACCTGATGCTGCATTAGCAACAGTAATCTCAGTTTTATCTACACCATAGATTTCACCAGCACCCCAGTTAGAATCATGGAGTGTTGATTTTGGTTTCTCACGGATTTCATAAGTTTTATTACTGATATTAGCAGCTGGTAAATACTCAGTACCAATTGTAAGTTGAGTTGCACTATCAATGCTCTCAATTACACCTTCACTTCCGTCTACAGTAAGAACTTGTCCAACCTTTAAACCATTACCTGATGTCCAAGCAATACTGCCACTCTGTTTAGTGACTACTCCTGTGGTAACATTAACATTGATATTACCTGTAGAGTATACTGTGTCTTTTGTACCCCAAAGAGCCATTTGATTTTACCTACGAAAATTTCTTTCTAGAGATATTTATACAATTAA